ATTCGACGATGTGATGCGTCAATCGAAACTCCAGACTGAAAGGGATACGCTCGCGAAAACGATTGAGAACGTACGCGAAAAGCGAGATATCCAGAAGTATTACATGGAGAGCGGAGACCTCATGCTGGACTACTACGCTCCTCCTGGCAAGAAGACCACATCCAAGGTCGATTTCGGATCCAGGATTCCGGGGACGTTCGACAAACTGTTTTCGGTGACGGAGACGTCGGCAGGTCCGTCCAAGAAGAAGATGTTTGACGAGTACCTTTCCCGTCGCGGTCTCTCTAACGGCCTGAACATCGCCGAGAACGCGGACAATATCAAGAAGATGGCAGAGCACTGTGCTCCCTGTAACATCCCCCGCGAAGAGATCACGTCCGAAGGTATTTTGGTCTGCCCCAAGTGCGGATCGGAAGAGTATGCCCTCGTGGTCTCCGACTTCCCGAGTTTCCGCGACCCTCCGAAGGAGCGGAACAATTACGCCTACAAGAAGCAGAACCATCTGAACGAGATCCTGAACCAGTTCCAGGCGAAGGAGAGCACCGAGATCCCCGACGATGTCATGAACGAAGTCATCTGCGAAATCAAGAAGCGACGCATTGATAATATCGCTCTCCTGACCGAGCAGAATATCCGTGAGATTCTCAAGAAGCTGGGTCGGAACCGGTATTACGAGCACGCTGCCCATATTCTCTCTAGATTGAACGGCAATCCTCCGCCCACGATCACGCCGGAGATCGAGGACAAGATCCGGGCTATGTTCCAGGAAGTCCAGGCTCCGTACCTCCTCTACTGCCCCGACGAACGCCGGAATTTTCTGTCGTATTCCTACATTATTTACAAGTTCCTGGAGCTGCTGGAGCTGGACGAGTACAAGGTCCACTTCCCGCTTCTCAAGTCCCGTGATCGGCTGATTCAGCACGACACGATCTGGAAGAAGATTTGTGAGTATCTGCAGTGGGAGTTCATACAGTCAATTTAAGAGTAGACGGAGTACGTCACGGCATAGATTCCGAGGAGGAGATTGAATATCTGGATCTCTGTCGGAATCTTGCGAATAGCGTAGAACAGTCCCATGATGGATAAAATCAAGACTGAATCACCGATGAGTGGTCCCACTCCTCCGCGGTTCACGTACGTCCGGAACAGATCGATGATCTCGTTCTCTCCGTTGGGAAGAGGAACAATCACAAATGTGTAAAGCAGAATGTCGTGAAGAATCTGGTAGAGCAGGACGACAGCTGTAACTGTGAGAGGCGATCCACCGGGGACAGTGAAGAACGCCAGCATGATGGCCAGCATGAGGGAGAGACAGTCAAGGAGGACCGCAATCATACGATACTTGTCGTACCATACCGTCAGCATCGAGTTCAGGAGATACACCTTCTTCGTGAACATCACAAAGAAAAAGTCCATCCACACGGTGGCCGTCGCAATGGCGAGGATGTTCATTCTTATTCATTACTCAGAATCTTAAGTTCGGTGCTGTAGTACTCGGAATCGTAGTTTTGTTCTGTCTTCGTAATATCGCTGTAGCCCGCACGCTGCTTTCCGAGAATAGGGTACGCGAACACCCAACCTTTCCCCTGCAGGGGCTTCCAGTGCTGGTCGATCGCGTATTCGTCATATCCCTTTCCAGCCTTGAACAGTTCAATTGCCTCCTTAAAATTCGCAATGAGCGTATCGTAGTACTCCCGCTTACAAATGTACGCCAATGCTGTCTGGCACGTTGTTCCTGTGACAAACATCTCGTTGACACGAATAGCTTCCGATCCCTTCGCAAAACTGGGAGCCAAGACGGCTACATTGTACTCTAGGTGCTCGAGACTCTCAAGAGCCGCCCGAATCTCGTGGGACTTCTTTGTCCATACAAGATCGTCCTCAACAATCAGAACGCTTGGAAGATTTCGCTCCTTCGCGAGTTCCAGGCATCGGAGATGAGACATCGAGCAACCAATCTGGGGAGGATCGTACGTAATTGCCGGAAAACGCTCGTGGGGGAATCCTACACACGAAAGCTCCTTTTCAATGGAGGCTCGGCGGTCTGTACGGGAATCGAGATTGATAAAAAATGTAAACGGAAGATCGGTGAGGGGTCGTAGATGGCAGTCAGGGGAATACCATCCGTTCTTTCCAGTGGTATGGACGTCCATGATCGTCTTGAACACGTGTTCGTACTTGTGTGCGACGTTGAACATATCGTAGAGCCGTATCGCACGTTCACGAATGTATGTACGATCGAACTTTCCCTCGATAGCCATCTGAACACCCATACAGAACTCCTGGAGCGTGTGGCAGTTCAGGCCCGTCTTAAACGGTTCAATCGTTTCTGTCTGAGCTCCGTAATCCATAGAGATCGCAGGGGTTCCACACAGCTGAGCCTCTACAACCACTCCACAAAACGGTTCGACGAACATCGTGGGTGCGAGAAGTGCCTGAAGCGATCCTAGGTACTCTCCACGCTCTAGACCGCTGATTGGCGGCTTGTACACGATATTTGGCTGGACTAGATACGTGCTAGGATCGCCCTGTCCACACAGAATGAAGCGGACATGGGGCATCCGCCTTGCGATCTCTACAATCACATTACAGCCCTTGCCATCGTAGATACGACCAAAAAATCCAACCGTATTCATCTTTGGGGTGAGGGAGAGGGGCCATTCCATCGAGTCAAAGTAATTCGGAACAACGAACCAGTAATTGTGCCCCCACTTCTTCTCGAGACCAAGAACCTGATGGAGCCAGGCATAACTCTCGAAGATTCGGTAGTTCCTGGTAGAGTCGTTATATCCTATCCCGCTCTCACAGACAACCATATTGAGACCGTCGAGGGCCGTATCGTGCGACACACCAAAGGGTAGGCACACAAGATCAGTTTCCATGCTTCGGTAATTGGCAATAAGGAGAGGGCGAAGACGGGTATTAAATTCGCGGTAAAGCGGCGTAGACCAGTTTCCCAGATCTCCAATGAACGAACTGTGATCCGTTAGGTGTTTTACCGCCTCTTCGTGTGTCTTCTCTGGGTGGAGATGACGGTACGACATGACACGCAGAACATCCCACTCTTCGCGGCTCAGAACTTGTATGTCCTTTGTCGCCTCCGTGGTCGACCCCTCAACGCCATAATGGTAGACTTCGAAGCCCCGAGACATCATCATGCGAGGAAATCGGAGGACCTTTCCCGTGTACGCACAATGGCTAAAATCGTTGTTTGTCACCGTGTGAGGAAGAGCGAGAATATGTAGACGTATCGGCATTTAAATAGTGTTAAGCGACACCACGTAAATGAAGTAAAACGGAATAGGATCTTAGAGGGTGTGGACTTAGAGTAGAAAATACGAAATGAAGCCCCGTTTCGCAGCCTCCGATGTTGCGTCTCTCCTTGGCCTGAACCCCTATCGCAGCAAGAATGAGTCCCTGCTCAAGGTTCTTACCGGAATGCCCAAGTTCAAGTCGGTGATTCTGGGGGTCAAGGATACGATGGGGGCGAAGACAGATAACGAGATCGTAGCCCAGGCGAGTGGCCCAGCTCTCAAGGCTATGTGGGAATCGGTGGACGCCGCGTGTGTGGCGACAACAGATTACCAGGTCGAGAAGGCGATCACGACATTCAAGCAGACGCATATTCGCCAGGTTGTTCAGGAGACGCTGGAGGGGAAGCGGGTACCTACAAGTCCAGTACTACAGGAGGCGGTGGCACGGGTCAGTGCGGGTCAGATGGATGTTGCGACGGAGACGGCTCTTCTGTGTGCGAACCCCGATGTGGCTGCCAAGATCGAACAGACGCAGGAGCACCAGGTTCTCGCCTCCGAGATCCAGAAGCGGCGTGGAACTCGGCTGGAAGATAAGGCCGAGAACAACCATGCGGCAGCTACGGGCAAGGATGTCACGGATCGTAACTCATTTGTGGACTTTGAGTGTGAGTCCTACCGTCTCATTGGGTATCTGGATGGCATGCAGGATGGAAAGGTCGTGGAGACCAAGAATCGCAAGCGGTTCTGGACAACTCCGCCGGCCTACGACTTCATCCAGCTGCGGTGTTACATGTTCATGAAGGGCAAGCGGGATGGTATTCTGCTAGAGAACTTCCCGGGTCGCGGTCCTCGTACGACCTCTCTACCTTGGGACGATGATGCTTGGAATATGATTCACGAAGGTCTCTCTGACGTATCTCGCACCATTGCTAATATCACGGAGGAGGACGCCCATTCACTTGCGAAGTCGGTGTTTGCGGCGACGAAGAGTTAGAGTCTTCCGAGCTCCCCCTCGACGTAAGAACAATGAGCGACCGTTATAGATGGAAAAAAGTGTCCCCGCCTTGATCACATACGTCCCGCCGGACGCAAGGTTCACGATTCTGTTTACCTTGAATTTTCCCTGTTTGGTAAGCTCCCTCGGAAAATCCGCTGTAATCGTGAGTTCCGACTCTTTTATCAGTTGATTAGGCACAAACTTCGCTTCACCCAGTTCGTATAGTGCCATTATGTATACTGGTGAAAATGGATCTCCTTCCTCTATTTTTGGTTTGGAGTATTCAATCATGAACAGACTACTCCATACCATCTTTCTCGACAACAAGGACAACAAGAATCTCTGGGACACGTTTGAAGCCGAGTGCCAGAAATTCTACAATGAACCCGCACACAGTTTCACCGAAATGCGGACGCGGGATAATAAGAAGGTTCGGGGGGATATCTTCGAAGACTTCTGTGTGCTCTACCTGAAACACATCAAGGGATACGACGACGTATGGCTGCTGGCCGATGTCCCTGAGACGATCTTAACAGAATTGGGAATGAAGCGGCCAGATGTGGGAATCGATATTGTCGCGAGGAAAGGCAAACTGTATTCTGCGGTACAGTGTAAATACAAAAAGCAGGAGACGAAAACAAAGATCGTGACGTGGAAAGCTCTCTCGACCTTCTACGCCCTATGTATGCGGACTGGGCCCTGGGAGAAGTACGTGGTGATGACCAACTGCTCGTTCGTGCGGCACATGGGCAAGAAGTCCAAGAAGGATCTCTCGATCTGCCTCAAGACTCTCCAGGGAATCTCAAAAGAACAGTGGATTTCCATGTGCGGACTTGAAGGGCATAAAATTGAGGATGCCTCCGCTGTCCCCAAGACAGAAGAAGATATCCGTCAGGCACGATTGAAATTCTTCGGTAAGATATAATGACTCGATCTTCCGCCCCTCCTCCTCCGGATCCCAGGGGGGCCGTGTCTCTCCCCAAGGATTCTCCCGCGGCCGCCCT